TCATTGGTGTGACTGGACCTCAAGGCGTTCAAGGGTTGCAGGGGTTGGATGGAAGCGTGGTTGCCAACGTCACGACCACTTCATCTCCGGGTACCTCATTGTCCATCAACTGGACCACGGGAAGCACATATTATTTATCCAGTTTGACAGGCAACATTGCGCTGACCGTGACCAACTTGCCCACAACAACCAACCAAAGATATATACTAACATTCGGTCTGGTTCAGGGGGCAACGGGGTATTACATTAACGCGTTGACTCTGAACTCGACGTCGGTAACCATCCGGTTTCCCGGTGGAACTTTACCCACGGCGACGGGCAATATCGTGGCAATCCAAACCTTTACACTCTATTACATTGGAAGCACATGGACTGCAACCAGTCAGTTCACGAACTTTGCGTAGGTTTTTAGTATGACGAATGACTAAATGGCGTATTACGGTCCGCAAGGGATTCAGGGGGTAACTGGACTTACGGGTCCCCAGGGATTTCAGGGTCCGATGATTGTCTTTGGACCTATTGGAGCTACAGGTCCTATGGGTCCAACGGGTGTATTTTCAGAGTTTGGGTTGACAGGACCAACTGGAGTCGTGGGTTTGCCCGCCGATGCTCAAACCCCCATTCAGGTCGCGATACAGTCGTATACGGGCAGGGCACTTGCAAATGCCGTGACTATGTCTAACGCCACGCCCGAGATGGTGTGGTCGGGCGCAGTGCCGGCCCAGGCGCAGGGACGCACGTGTATGCTGAACATGTACATTGACATCAGCAACACATCCGCCTTCCCGGTCGCTGCGTTTTTTGATTTTGGTATCTATGTGGATGGGGTCGGACAGGGTTTTGGGCCCACGAAAACTGTTCGGTATGTTCAACGTTCGTCGAACGTCCTCGCGATGGGAACAAACATCATGACTCCTCTCAGTCCAATCACCATTCCTATCACCTTCTCACCCACTGCGTCAAACGTCACGGTCGGACTGTTAAACTCAACTGTCGCCTTGTCCACATCGGCTGTCGTTGGCGTGGATGCCAGAATCTCCACGGTGTAAGTATAAATGAGCACAGGTCCTCAAGGCGTTCAAGGTCCTCAGGGTCCGATGGGTCCTACCGGCATTACATACACCGGATCAACGGGCATACAGGGTCCAATGGGTCCGCAAGGTCCCCCTAACGGTCCTACGGGTCCTACAGGCGTGACAGGTCCCACGGGTGGCGCTGTGTCTTCCTCTTCGATCGCAATTGCCACGTACTCCACGGGAGCTATTGCGAACGCCGTTGCGGCCTCCAATGCAACCGTGACGTACATTTCCCAGACATCCATCCCCACAGCCGCCAAGGGCAAGACAGGTGTTCTCATGGCCTACTTTGATATGCAGACGTCGGGATCTCCGTTCGTTCAGGGCGTGGCGTTTGATTATTCTCTCTCTATCGACGGCTCAAACATCGGGTATGGTCCCGTGCAAAAGGTGACCTACACACAGACTGCTTCAAACAGTCCTAACTTGATCGGCTCGAACGGATTTACACTTGGCTCGAACGGTATGACACCCCTCAATCCCATGATTGTTCCTGTGACAATCGCCGCAAACGCCTCTATGTTCCAGATCGGAATCGCCAATGCCAACTCGGCGTTTGGTGTCGGTGCCGGAGGAGTGGCTGCAATGACTGCATCGAGGACCAACATATCAAATGCAGCAGCCAACTACACAGTTCCAGCCACCGTATCAGGCTCCAATGTCGTGGGCGTCTTCATTTACGCATGGGGAGGTGGTGGAAACGGTTATAACGGAAACCAAAACACAGGTGCAATCGGCGGCGGTGCTGGATTTGTATCTGGATACTACGCATGTTCTCCAGGAACGGTGTTGGCAGTTGTGGCATGTGTATCGAGTGGAGGCAGCGTTTCAAATGGATCGTCATTTAATGTTGGCGGACAGCCTTCTGGTGGGTACTCTGGAGTGTTCTTGAATACGGTCACTGCGTCCAACGCAATCTGTATGGCAGGTGGCGGAGGCAGTAAGGGCGGAAATCAGAATGATATCATATCGGGGGGATACGGTGGTTACCCGACTGGCGGTGCACCATACTCTGTCACATCAAACCTCTTGTCTGCTCAGATAACCGGTGGTACGCAAACGGCAGGTGGATTTGGTTTTCAAGGATCTAACGGACGTGCATTTCAAGGCGGCTCCAACAACAATGAATGGGGTCCTGGAGGATGGTACGGTGGCGGATGCGGACAATCGGGCGGAACTATCAGCAACTTCGGAGGCGGAGGAGGAGGCTCTAGCTATATCGGTAACGTCAACGGAGCCACAGGCGGCATTGGGTTTACGTCTGGTGCGGCACACTCGAACGGCACTACAAATCTGACCGCCGGTCCCTCCAACGCACCGCCGGGTGGAATTACAAGCCCCTTCTATCCAGGAGGTGTTACCTATGGATATGGAGCTGGCTGGAACAGTACACCATCAGGATTTGGCTACGTGGCCATCGTTCCTGCGGCGGGCACCTATGGACCTGTGAGCGTGGGCGTGGATGCTCGTCTGGTGGTGATTTAAAAGTCCGCACACACTAATAAATGGCGACAACAGTTCTTACTGGCAGCATCCCGCTGAATGGAACGAACCGGGTTAGTGTGACGGCACCCGAGCTGACGCTGGCGGCACAGGTGGTGCTGAAGGGTGCATCTCGGGCCATGGCGGGTCAGGTGGTGGTCAGCGAGGTCACGCCGGGCGAAGGATTTGGATTGTCGTCTACGCACCCGAGCGACGTTGGACAGATCGTGTATTTTGATGTGGTTGAGACGGATGCATCTCGTGCAGCGGCGGAGTCGTTCTTGGCACAGAAGGCCGCGAATCTCAGGGCGATTCTGGATGCAGAGGCGGCCCTGAAGGCGGCGGCGGACTCAAGCAATTAAACCCGTAAGAAAGAACAAGATGAGTGCAATTCTATCTCGGTACGTACCTGGAGTCGGCGTGGTCACTGGGATTCCCAATGTGTGTGCTGGACCCCCAGGATCACAGGGAGCCCCAGGACCTCAAGGAGTACAGGGACCCACGGGACTTACGGGACCCACTGGAGTTCCGGGATCGGCAACAAATACAGGTACAACAGGTCCCACAGGTCAAACTGGAGCAACAGGACCTACTGGACTCACTGGAGCGACTGGACACACAGGATCCGCGAGCACTGTGACTGGAGCGACTGGACCCACCGGACTTACGGGACCCACTGGAGTTCCAGGATCAGCAACAAACACTGGTCCTACTGGTCCCACGTCTTCTGTCACAGGACCCACGGGACCCACGGGCATTCCGGGATCGGCGACAAACACGGGACCTACCGGTAGTCGGGGATGGACTGGACCAACGGGTCTCACGGGAGTAACAGGGGCTACAGGATTCACAGGCCCTACCGGATTCACCGGACATACAGGACACACTGGACACACTGGATCTATGGGACCTACTGGAAGCACGGGCGTGACAGGACCTACGGGCGATGTTGGTCCCAATGGTGCAATCGGACCTATAGGAGCCCCGGGATCCACGGGTGTCACTGGAACCGTAGGACCTACTGGTATGACCGGACCTTCCGCCGCCGGAGGACTTACTGGACCCACAGGGACTGTAGGACCCACGGGGACCACAGGGACCACAGGACCCACGGGACTAACCGGACCCACGGGACCCACGGGACCCACGGGGACCACAGGACCCACTGGACAGACGGGACCTACGGGGACCACAGGACCTACTGGACTTACTGGGCTTACAGGACCCACGGGACCTACTGGACCCACTGGACTCACTGGACCCACGGGACCCACGGGGACCACAGGACAGACGGGACCCACGGGGACCACAGGACAGACGGGACTAACCGGACCCACGGGACCCACGGGACCCACAGGACCCACGGGTGTAACCGGACCCACGGGTGTAACCGGACAGACGGGAACAACCGGACCCACTGGAACAACCGGACCCACTGGACCCGCGGGACTTACGGGAACAACAGGACCCACGGGACAGGCAGGTGTAACTGGACATACTGGAACCACGGGACCCACTGGACAGACGGGACCTACGGGACCTACTGGACTTACTGGATTCGCAGGGCCCACAGGATTTACGGGACTTACTGGACCCACAGGACCCACGGGTTGGACGGGACCTACGGGATTTACGGGACTCACAGGACTAACCGGACCCACGGGAGTAACGGGGGGCACGGGTGTAACTGGACACACTGGGCCTACGGGACTTACTGGTCATACGGGTTGGACGGGACCTACGGGTTGGACGGGACCTACGGGTGTCACCTCAATAGTGACGGGACCCACGGGACTCACTGGTCATACGGGTTGGACGGGACATACGGGTTGGACGGGACCCACAGGGCCCACAGGACATACGGGACACACGGGACTTACAGGACATACGGGTCACACGGGTTGGACGGGACCTACGGGACCCACGGGAACAACAGGGCCCACGGGAGCAACAGGACCCACGGGAAATGTCGTGATGACTCAATATACTGGAAGCCTGTCCTTTTCAAGCGTGACGTCCAATGTTCTATCGACTTCAAACATGACGCAGGCAAATGTGCTCAATACGAAAACGATTCTTATTCAGGGAGTGAACTGCACTGCAAATGCTTCAACTGTAGCGGGAGTTGTTGCACTCTATCCATTTCAGGGCGCGACATACTGGAACATCAGCATGACTATTCTCCCATCCGCCACGGGAACTGGTCCGACGTACACCATATATTATTACGGTGTCTCCTAAAGTATAATGTATGTATCGTATTCGCCGCGGCTGTCTACGGATTGCAGTCCACCCGTTCGCTATATTCCGGGAGCAACAGCGGGTGTTACGGGATCGACTGGATTGACGGGAATCAATGGAGAGACGGGAGCAACAGGGTCGGTCGGCCTTCAAGGATTGCCCTCGACAACTGGAGCAACTGGAGTCACCGGACCCACGGGACGCACCGGAGCAACCGGACTCATGGGGCACACTGGAGCAACTGGACCCACTGGATCGAGCGGGGGTATTGGACCGGGGGGCAGAACGGGTGTCGCAGGTGCTACCGGACTCACTACGCAAACAGGCGCGACTGGACCCATGGGCGCGACTGGACCCATGGGCGCGACCGGGTCTACCGGTTCAATCGACAATACGGGAGCAAGTGGTCCTAGAGGAGATACTGGCAGTACAGGTCCAACGGGGAGCACGGGTCCCAGAGGTCTCACAGGCCTTCGTGGATTCACAGGATCAAGCGGGGTGACGGGGACAACGGGCGTTGCTCCAACCGGTCGTGCTGGTCCAACCGGTCATCAAGGGTTACGCGGGACTCTTGCAGGTGCAACGGGAATCACAGGGTATACAGGGGCAATAGGACCCACTGGACATGCTGGGGTGACTGGACCTGTAGGACATACTGGAGCAGTTGCCGGTCCAACTGGAGGGGTTACGGGTCCAGCCGGTGTTGCTCAGACAGGACCCACTGGGCATACGGGTCTGACTGGACCCACGGGCACCACGGGACGTACGGGACCCACAGGACACATGGGGCTGACCGGACCAACAAGCGTCACAGGATGTACTGGAGGAACAGGATCTACAGGTTTCACGGGTTTGATCGGACTCACAGGACTCACGGGGTGGACTGGACCCACTGGACCTGTGGGACTCACGGGGTGGACTGGACCCACTGGGCATACGGGTCTGACTGGACTCACTGGACTCACAGGAGTCATGGGATCCACAGGACCTACTGGGTTGACTGGACTCACAGGACACACGGGGACCGCGGGACCCACGGGAGCTGGACCTACTGGACCCATCGGACCTACGGGGCTCAGCGGGGCTACCGGACCCACTGGAGCTACCGGTCCAACTGGTCTTTCTTTGACAGGACCTACGGGACGCATGAGCACCACCGGACCCACAGGAGCTACCGGCCCAACCGGTCTTGCGTTGACAGGGCCCACAGGCTTGACGGGACACACAGGCCCCACAGGAGGACACACGGGACGTACGGGACACACAGGACCCACTGGAGCTACCGGCCCAACTGGACGTACATTTACAGGACACACAGGCTTGACGGGACACACAGGACCCACAGGAGGACACACGGGACGTACTGGACATACTGGACACACGGGGGCCACAGGACCCACGGGATTCACAGGGCATACGGGACGTACGGGACACACGGGACCCACGGGGACCTTTACGGGACACACGGGGACCACTGGGCCTACGGGAGTTGGACTCACCGGACCTACGGGCACCACCGGATGTACGGGACCCACAGGTTGGACGGGACCCACGGGACCCGCAGGTATAACTGGAACGAACGGGTCGATTGTCTACATGGGAACTGGGTCTGCATCTATAGGCTCCATTGGGGCGACTGGAGGCACGGTTTCAACGACAGGGGGATATATATACCATACATTCACGGCAAACGGTACCTTCACGCTATCATCAAATCCTAACAATACGCCAATCAATGTGCTCGTGGTTGGGGGCGGTGGAGGTGGAGGTAGTTACGGTGGTGGGGGCGGAGGTGGGCGCGTTGCACTTGTTCAATTTACCAGCTTGTCTGCTGGATCGTATGCTATTGGAGTTGGAGCTGGAGGTACCGCAGGAACAAATGGTAGCAATGGGGTCAGCGGTTCAAACTCAACATTTAATAGCATAATAACAGCGTATGGCGGTGGTGGAGGCGGTGGCACCGCCGCAGGAGTATCCGGTGGATCTGGTGGAGGTGGAGGCATCGGACAGTCCGGAGGAAGTGCAACTTCGGCTCTGATTACATCCGGCACGACCGTGGAAAATTTAGGAAATGTCGGTGGATCCGGCGTCTTTGCTGGTGGGCGTGGAGGCGGTGGAGGAGCTAGTGGGTCTGGAAGCAGTGGAAGTGGAACCAATGGTGGATCTGGTGGCAGTGGATATCTATATGTATCCACGTACTATGGTCCAGGCGGAGGAGCATATGGCACTGGCAATGGAGGTGGAGGCGGTCTCGGAGGCGGTGGGAATGGAGGTAACAACTCCGCGTCTGCGCAGACCGCCTACGGATATGGCGGTGGTGGCGGTGGTGGATTTCAAATTGCCGGAGAAAGTGGCTTCCTAAATAGCAATGCCGGCGCAGGCGCTGCAGGTATCGTGATTGTTTCCTATTTGGGTGGGTCGTCGTCAACATTCACACCCCCACTTGCAAAATACCTGTGGATCAATGGTATTCAGCCATCTTCGAGTTATCGTTTCACTAGTTTATATGTCTCTGGAAGCGAGCCAGCCTGGACCCTGAATACATCCTCTTCTTTGAGTGCATCGGACACTGTGATTTTTCATTATGCATATATTCTTCCTAGCGTTGTTGCTACGGGTGGTACCATCACATATGCATCCGGTCGTATGTTCCACACGTTCACCGAGGATGGAACATTTACGATTACACGAAGTGCGGGGGCTACAGTTGAAATCATGGCGATTGGCGGTGGAGGTGGTGGTGGATCTTACTCGGGTGGCGGAGGTGGTGCGGGTAATATGATTGTAGCGACAGGTACACTGAGTGCGGGAGCGTATACGGTTGGCGTAGGAAATGGTGGTGCAGGAGGATTTTTTAATGCATACCCAGCAGGAAACGGAGTTTCAAGCACATTTGGTTCAAACTTGACTGCGTTGGGTGGAGGCGCTGGCGCATCATACAATGTTGGCTTCGCGCAACCTGGCGGGTGTGGTGGTGGTGCCACCTCTGGAGACGGATCAGGCAACTTCAACATACCCGGCTACGGTGGTACAGGTACGGTGTCTTCGCCGCTAACTATAATTTCAAACCTGGCGACCAATGGAGGTGAAGGATGGGACGAATTTGGTGTAGGAGGAACAGGTGGTGGCGGCACGAGTGCGGCGGGCGTTGCTCAGTCTCCTCCATTTACAGTGGGTTCATCAGGTACAAATGGAGGCGCGGGAACTCTGTATCGCGGGACATACTACGGCGGAGGTGGTGGCGGAGCACAGTCATTTGATGATTACTATGGATCGCCGTATACCGGCGGTGCAGGTGGAATCGGAGGAGGTGGTAATGGTTCGTCTGGTAGCGTTACACTAGTTCCCGGAACAGCTGGAGCTCCAAACACAGGTGGAGGTGGAGGTGGCGCTGTTGGCTATTTCGAGGGGGATGTGGTAGGATTGTCCGGTGGTTCGGGCATTGTGATTGTTTCATATGTCTACACTGGATAATACCATAGCAAGTATAAATGGAGTACTATCTGACATTGGAGCACTGGAATGCTCTTGTCCGTCGCATGAAAGATGAGGAGCGGGAGTTCGATGTGACCGCTTACAAAACTGAACAACTTGCAAAGGATATCCTGCGAGTTATTCGGAGTACCCGTTTTCGTCAGACATCCTTGTTCAAGGAACATCGTGGAGAAGAATACGAGAACTTCGTAGAGAAGCTACAGAGTACCTACAATCCCGATGCAGTCTCGCGTGCGCTCAAGAACGAAGAGTTCTGGGATGTCTGTTTTTCTCTTCGCGTAGTGTAATGTTGGTCGACCGCAAAGCGCTCGGCAGACTTGCTGAACACGGTCATTTCTTGATGGGAGCCGTATTTACATGGTTCTGCTATTTGCTGACACATCCCATTGATCCACTCTACCTACTTAGCGGTGTTGTGTGCATGCCAATGTGGTTGTATTGGTCTCATCGCGCTCTCCATCTGATTCCGCTGGGTTCGTGGTCGCTGTTGCCGGTATTCCACATTTGGGGACACCATGGAAACCCGAAACCCATTCAAGATCGAAGCCTTGAGTTGCTCGCAGAAACGGTATGGGAGGTGTTTTTCTGGATTGTGGTTCCTATCTGGATTCAGCGTGCGACCGGATTCCACTTTATGCCTGTAAGCATTGTTTTGCTGGGCGCTCTTATGTGGATCTCGATTCACATTGTGAACTACTCGATAATCGGAACTGAAACACACTCGCGTCACCATCGTGATGTGCGGATAAACTATGGTCCCGACATTCTTGATCACATGTTCGGGACAAACTACGACCACACACACGAGGATACGACCTACTACGTTTTCAATGCAATGTGGTCTGCGATTGTCGTGTTATATCTGAAACATTATGTTCAGTATGCAGAGTAATGGAAGCGTGGGCGGTGGAACATTGGGAATGGGCTGTTCATAAGCTCATTTTTTGGGAAAAGGACGACGCACAGAAGGGGCGAATCATCCGCATCATCCACTATTTTATGGGATATGCGCTGATCTTTTTGGTCGCCTTTTCTCATCTGATCTACCCTGCATTTTGGCTACAGACTGTGACTCTGTTTTTGGTAACCTCCGTATGGCTCCAACACATTACATGCAACGGATGTGTCAGTTCAAAGGTTGAGCAAAAATTGATTGGAGACAGCACCAGTTTCATCGATCCAGTCCTTCAACTCTTCAAGCTGCAACCCAGTCAAGAACTAACCATTTTTACACTCATTGTTATCAGTACCATGTCAACGAACATTCTGTGGCTGGAGTGGATTGGGCGTGTTCATCACAAACTCCGTCCGGTGGTCTCAGACTTACAAGTCTCTGTACTTGAGAAACTGCGTGTATAAGATCAAAACGGAATAGTCTACACACAAGAGTAAGAGGTAATAAACATGGGTGATACTATTGTCGGCGTCCAGTTCGGCATCGCCAATCCTGAGAATCTTTTGAAGCGTTCTGTTGTTGAAGTCACCACCGATAAGACCTATCAGAATAATCAGCCTATTGCAAATGGAGTGTTTGACGCCCGATTTGGTGTCATTGAGAACGGCAAGGTCTGTCCAACCTGCAAGCAGACGAACCAGTACTGCCCTGGACACTTTGGTCACATCCGACTGGCACGCCCGGTCTACCTCTATCAGTTCTTTGATATGATTGAGAAGCTGGCAAATGTGATTTGCCTGGGATGTTCAAAGGTTCTTGCCGAGGATGCGAAGCTAGAGGAGTTGAAGTCGACGGGGCTGTCGCGGTTCAAGGAGGTCCGAGACCTACGCCCCACACCAAAGAAGGACGAGCCGTTTGAGTGTCGTCATTGCCAGACACCGGTCTTTAAGAAGATTACAAAGGTTATCGGCAAGGCAGCAACCTTGGAGGGTCAGCTTCTCGGTGATGACGTGCTCCCCACGGCGATTCAGCCCGAGATGATCCTGCGCGCCTTCCAGCGCATCACCGATGAGGATTGCCGTATGATCGGTCTGAACCCCAAGTTCGCTCGTCCCGAGTGGATGCTCTGTACGGTTCTTGCTGTTCCGCCCCTGACGGTCCGTCCATCGGTCGTGATGGATGACAACCAGCGTATGGAGGATGACCTGACCCACAAGCTCATCGACATCCTGCGCGCCAATGACAAGGTCCGCGAGAAGATTGACAAGGGCGAGTCGGCTGATGTGCTGGACAAGTATACGGCAAAGCTTCAGTATGACGTGGCGACCTATGTGGACAATGACATCAAGGGTCTGGAGCCGTCAGCCCAGCGGTCGGGTCGTCCCCTGCGCACTCTGAAGTCCCGCTTTGGTGCCAAGACGGGACGTGTCCGTGGCAACCTGATGGGAAAGCGTGTGGACTTCTCTGCCCGTTCGGTCATCACGCCCGACGCCAATATCGAACTGGATGAGCTCGGTGTCCCGGAGGAGATTGCCACCAATCTGACCTTCCCGGAGATCGTCAGTCCCTACAATCGCGAGCGTCTCCTGGGCTATGTCAAGAATGGTCCGGACAAGCACCCTGGCGCAAAGTCTGTCTACCTCAAGTCAGATGAGCGGACGGTCAGTCTTCGCTATGTGAACCCCGAGACCATCGACATCCGCGAGGGCGACGTGGTCCACCGCCACCTGATCAACGGCGACATTGTGCTGTTCAATCGTCAGCCGTCCCTCCACAAGGCTTCGATGATGGCGCACCGCGTGGTGGTTCTGCCGTACTCGACCTTTCGTCTCAACGTGTCGGCTACTCGTCCCTACAATGCCGATTTTGATGGTGACGAGATGAACATGCACGTTCCCCAGAGCATTGCATCGGCTACGGAGCTCCGGTATATTGCAAGTGTCCTGCGCAACATCATCAGTCCCCGTACGAACAGCGCGATTATTCAGCTCTTCCAAGACACGATGACGGGGGCTTACCGTATTAGCCAGCCTGACGTCACGGTTCCGGAGCCGATTGCGATGAATATCTTGGCGCGTATCCGTCTTCCCTTTGTTCGCAAGGGCGTGCCGTGGACGGGCGCTCAGCTCATCTCAGCTGCCTTTCCAATGATGAATTACAAGGGAAAGATCAATCTGAAGAACGGTCAGCTCGTCGAGGGAAATGTCCTGCAGAAGAGCTCGGTTGGTGGTCTGATCCACGTGATCTACACTGACTTTGGTCACGAGCGTGCGGGTCAGCTCATCAATGACATTCAGTCTATCGTGACCCAGTACAATCTGTATACTGGTTTCTCGGTGGGTACATCCGACCTCATTGCAAACCAGACCACGCGCGAGTTTGTTGCAGAGCAGCTCAAGACCGGCCGCGACAAGGTGGGAAAGATCCTGTCAGATGTGCACGCTGGACAATACGCGAACTTGATGGGTCTTTCGAATGGTGAACAGCTGGAGGATGACATCTCGTCAGCACTGAAGGATGTTGCGGCATCGATCAACAGCGAAGTGATCAAGTCACTTGACAAGACGAATCGGATCGTTCAGATGGTTGATTCAGGATCAAAGGGAGGTGAGCAGAACATCACGCAGATGGTGGCGCTTCTGGGACAGCAGCTCATCGAGGGCAAGCGAGTCCAGTACACTCTCCAGGATCGTACTCTGCCCCACTTTGCCCGCTACGACGATGGCGTGGAGTCTCGTGGCTTTGTTCAGCACTCCTTTGTGGATGGTCTGATGCCGGCTGAGTTCTTCTACCACGCCCAGGCAGGTCGTGAGGGTCTGATTGACACGGCCGTCAAGACCTCAGATACCGGCTACATTCAGCGTCGTCTGATGAAGACCATGGAGGACCAGCACGTCGAACACGACGGCACCGTGCGGAACGTGACAGGCTCGATCATCCAGTTTGTCTACGGAGAGGACGGCGTGGACACTGTTGCCGTGGAGTCTCAGTCGTGCGAGCTGGCACTGATGACCCTGGAGAACATCTACCGCGAGTACGCATTGACTCCGGCGGACGTGAACCCGTTTCTGACGGACAGCGTCGAGGAGGTCGACGACTTGGTTGAGAGTATTGTTGCTGATCGCGAGGTGTTCGTCCACTCTGTCTTCCGCTACCGCAAGAATGACACTGTTCTGGCCCCGGTGAACCTGAAGCGTCTCATTACCAAGTATGCCAACCCGTATGCCACCAAGACAGACCTGACGCCGACAAACGTCGTGTCGGCCATCAACCGTCTGATCAAGGAGTTCCCGCACAGCAAGGTCTTCCACGCTCTGCTCCGGTACTACCTGGCTCCCAAGAAGTCGATCGTTGTTCACCGCTTCAGCCAGGCGCTGTTCGATGAGCTGATGCGGGACATCCGCTACCGCTACATCAAGAGCCAGACCCACGCGGGTGAGATGGTGGGAGCCCTGGCGGCGCAGTCGATTGGTGAGCCCACGACACAGCTGACCCTGAACACCTTCCACTCGGCAGGTACGGCCAAGGCAAACGCTACAGCGGGAGTGCCCCGTATCGAGGAGCTGTTGTCGGCATCGGCGAACCCAAAGAAGCCGGGCAACACGGTCTATCTGCTCCCCGAGATTTCGATGGACCAGCAGGCTACGATTGAGAAGATGAAGGAGATCCAGCGCACGACTCTGCGCGACATCACCAAGTCAGTGCGCATCTACTACGATCCGCCGTCGACGGGAACAGTTGTCGAGGAGGACCGGGAGATCTTGGCGCTCTACCAAGAGTTCTCGCTCAAGGATCCCCAGCGATGTGCATCTCCCTGGATCATGCGCCTTGAACTGAACGACGAGGAGCAGGCGGCTCGCAACATTACAGATCTCACTGCAGTGATCACGAAGCTGCGATCGAATCTTGCCGTCAAGATCATTGACTGTATGCACTCAGATGAGTCGGCACACAAGATCATTCTGCGTCTGACATTCGACGGCGATGCAGTGAAGAACCCGACGACCCTCCGTTTCTGGGAAGACAAGATCCTCGACACGGTCTTGACAGGAGTGGGTGGCGTGGGCGGTGTTCACCTCCGCAAGGTCAAGAATGAGCTTATCTACGACGAGAAGGTTGCTGGGTATTCTCAGAAGGAGCAGTATGTCTTGGACGTGGACGGTGCAAACCTGTACGAACTGATGGCGTTCCCGGGAGTCGACAACACCCGCACGTTTTCGAACGACATTCACGAGATCAACGATGTCTTTGGCATTGAGGTTGCACGCCTGTCAATCTTTGAGGAGTGTTCAGAGGTCTTCGTGTCAGAGAAGGTGAACTATCACCACTTGTCTGTGCTGGTGGACTCGATGACGTTCTCTGGTCGCATTGTGGCGGTGAACCGTTTCGGTATGAACAAGAATGAGACGGGTGTTCTGGCTCGGTCCTCGTTTGAGGAGACCAGCAAGAACATGTTCAATGCGGCAATGGGTGCAGAGTATGACACGATGCGGGGTGTCTCTGCAAATATCATGTTTGGTCAGAAGCCTCCCTGTGGTACCGGGTTCGTGGACATCCTGGTCGATGAGTCCCGTCTTCCCGATGGTCACGACGAAGAGCCCGAGGACAAGACGTTAGAGGAGGCGAATCAGAAGTTAGCCTCCTTACCCGAGTCTGTGTGCCGGATGGAGGACATCCTGATGGATTTCTAAAATAACTTTCTGAGCCAACGCAAGCTACGACCACCCACCATGGGAGAAGCCATTGACGACGAAGGAGTGTTCAGAACAAGAGCATAAAAGGGATAGTACAGTGTCGCAAAAAAGAAGTCCAGGATCGCCCAACCGATCGACCCGTACTTTGCATACGACAGGCTAGCGGCACCAAAGTGCCAGAGGAAGGCAACAAAAACACTGACTATGATACCCACAACACCCCATCCACTCGCGAGTGTCTCGTTGACTTTCGCGGTCGCGTCTGCATCGGGCGGTGGCGCCGGAGGATTCGGAGGAGAGGAAGGCATGTTTAGTAAATAATAGGGAAACAAAGTAATGATCAACTTAACACATCCAGAACTTGCCGAGATTCAAACACCTTCTCTTCCGGGTGCAAGTGTTGAGGCATTGAACACAATCCGCAACCGGCTGTGTAACTCTGCTGGATCCGACTATACACTCCAACCGCAACAGAGGTTCCTGCGACGTGTCTTGTCCCCCGATTCTCCAACACAGAATCTGCTGATGGTCCACGGCACAGGTGTGGGAAAGACGTGCACGGGTATCCAGATTGCCGAGGAGTACATCATGCGACCCGAGTTTCAAGACAAGAAGGTCTTGGTTGTTGCATCCAGTGCAGTGCAGCAGAACTTTCGCACGCAGATTTTTGACATGAGCCGTGTGGATCTGGACAAGGTGAGTGGAACCCTGACCTCCAAACAGTGTACTGGGCGACGCTATCTCGACATGCTACTGCGCATCGAGTCTGAACCAAATCGGTGGGACGATCCGGATGTCCGATCCAAGTTGGAGACAACATCGGACCGCATCATCAAGGAGTTCTATGAGTTTCAAGCCTATATCTCATTTGGTAACCGCCTGAATGAGAAGCTGGAGGGAACAGAAGCCGACATTGACCGCGACTGGGTCCACGAGAACTTTGATAACCGTCTGGTCATCATCGACGAAGCTCAAAACATCACGACGGAGGCAACGGGGGTTGCACGTGGTTTGGAGAAGCTTGTCAAAATCGCGAATGGAATGGTCCTGGTCTTGCTGACGGCCACTCCAATGTACGATACGTTCGAGGAGATTGTCTTTTTTATGAACCTGTTTCTTTGGAACGCGCGAAAGCAAGACTTCGGTACCTCCATAAAAACATCTGACCTTTTTACACCCGAAGCTGACCTGAAGAAAGGCGAACCAGAAAAGAAGTTTCGAGAGTGGTGCCAAGAATACGTGTCATACGTCAAGGGAGAGAGCCCATTTACATTCCCATTCCGCCTACCGCCCCCAGTGATTGCCGACCCGAATGCCCTGATCATGGGATTCAATAACAATGAAATCCCGGATGACCACCGAATCAAATATCTGAGTTTAGTTGCCTCTCAGCCCGCTGGTAAACAGCTGGAGGTTCTCACTGCGAGTCGTGGGGGTGAGGATGAAACTGACGATGCCCGTCGAGCAGCCATGATGGCGCCGACACTGTCTGTATTTCCAGGCAACAAGGAGTTCAAGGATGTATTTGAAGGCAAAGCAAATAAGCTAAAATATCGTAAAGACGTGGAACCGTTCCTGGCCCCCGAGAACCTGCCCGGATACTCCTCCAAGTTTGTCTCTGTTATCAAGTCGATCGAGTCGTCCAGTGGGGTTTGCCTGGTGTACTCAAACTACGTGAAGCGGGGCGCTCAGCTTTTTGCTATTGCTCTTGAAGAGCATGGGTATACTGCGTACGACAGATCAAAGAATCAGTTGGAAAGGTCGTCATACAAGGGTCCTGCGAAAGGAAAGTATGCCTTGATTTCATCCGAAGCATCCGAATTCGAAATCAGTACAATGTTATCAAAGATCAAAAGAAAAGACAATGCTACCGGTAGCAATGTGAAGATCGTCATTACAAGCCCTCTTGCTGCAGAAGGAATCGACTTTCGCTTTATTCGTCAGGTCCATATCCTCGACCCCTGGTGGAATATGAGCCGTATTGAGCAAGTCATTGGTCGAGCTCTTCGCACGTGCTCTCATCAAGCCCTTCCTACCAAAGAACAGAACTGCACAGTCTATCTCCATGTGGTCCGACTTGGAGGCGATCGCGAAGCTTTTGATGAATACACCTATCGAACAAAGGTTGAGACAAAGGGTATCCGCATTGCCAAAGTTCGCAAGGTGATGGCCGAATCTGCCATGGACTGTCCGGTTCAAGTCGCCCTGCCTGCCGATTGGCGCGAACTAGAGGTTCCTCAAACTCGAGATGAAGGCAGCGAGGGTCTCAACCTCCGACTGAAGACGATGATGGCTCCAGCATTTGATGAGGCGCCCGACGTAGAGCAATGCAAAGTGACCCCTTCAGTCCCCGATCCTGACCACGTGCGCCCCCTGTCTTCGTATCTGGACTCACGCGACGAGATCTTGACCAAGGTCGGTAAGCTGTTTGTGGACAAGTCAATCTGGGACCGCGAACAACTGTTTTCGGCGATGCGCCCCTTTAGTCGGGATGTTGTTGTCTACACCTTGCAACAAGCGATCTCAACTGCTTTTCGATTCGTGGATGCATTTGGACGGCAGAGTCTACTCGAGTCAAAAGGCGGTCTCTATGCACTGGCGCCGATTGGAACATCTAACAGTACACTTGTTGAGCGCACAACCAAACCAATCAAACCAGATGATCTTGAACTTCCCGAAGCACCCGTCGAAGAGGCGGGTCCACCTCCCGATGTTTCAGTCGATCTGCTCAACACCAAGCGTGAAGCCTACAAATGGGTTAAAGGCGTGCGGGAGCGATTTTCAGATGAGGTGCTCAATGGCTACATCTTTGACCACGACTTCAGCCCTGCCGAGAAGTCGGTCTTCTTAGCAACACGCCCCGATCTGCCATTTGCCGATCGCTTGTATGTCCCCGATTCCGACATTGTGGTTACGGGAGCTGATCTTGATCTGGTAGGTGAAGAGCTGACCAAATATCAAGCCTGGCGTGACGCATTGATCGATCGGTTTGTTGCCGACAAGGGCAGTCTCTTTGCTTCGGTGGCAAAGGGTGGAATCCTGACACTGTCGCCGTCCACGTCAGCCGAGGGTGTTTTGACGCGATCCCTTGCTGCGAAGACCTTTATGCCAATTGTTTGTGGAACAGGTAGCAACAATATGGAACATATGAAATCTGTCGCAAAGTTCATTGACAATACGGGTGCTGGATATTCCGCACAGCTAAAGGGACAAGGTAATGTATGCCAATATGTCGAGCTGTTAGCCCGAGAAGAGCATAACATCAAGTGGTATACTCCCGAAGAACTGAAGGTGTTGGAGTCATTGCCCGGAGAACTCAAGAACAAGGTGAAAAAAGGACTGAAAGCGTAGTGTATAAAATGAAATCCTCTTCTTCAAGACACAAGAAGGCATATGGACGCTCGTGATTCACTCGCTTTGAGTCCCCTCTACGAACGTCGCGAGCTCACTCGGAATGTTCATGTCGATGCCCGATTCCTCCAACGGAATATTCATGCCAGTCTTATTGCTCAACTTCGTCACAAGTATGAGGGAATCTGCCTCCCGGAGGGATATGTACAGCCCCGAAGCATCACCATTGCAGAACACTCCTTTGGTCGCACAAACATCTTGAAGGGCGGTCTCGACTACTCGGTCCGATTCCAGGCTGATTTGTGTCTTCCGCACGCAGGTCAGGTGTTCAAGGCTCCTGTGACACTGAAGAGCAAGATCGGTCTGCACGCAGAGACCTCACCGATCAAGATTCTCCTGCCCCGTGACTTGCACATCGGCAATGCCGACTTTGATGGGGCCGAGGTTGGTCAAGATATTGAGTTCGATGTCGTGGGTACTCGCTTCCAGCAGGGAGACGAGTCCATCGTGGTCCTGGGGAAGCTCCGCCAAGTCGTGAAGCCGATGATCCAAGAGGAGACGGTGGATCCGGAGAAGTCCGATGTGATCGCCGCCCCCGTTGGAGAACCCGATTCAGAGAAGCGCACCGTAACGGTTGATGTTGAAAAGACCAGGGCACCCGGTGAGTCGCGTAGGAAGAAGCTAGTGCGAACTGCTGTGATAGAACCAAATGAACCGAAGCCGCAAGGAAGCGCTGAAGGAAAGTCTGGATCGTCTTGATGCGCACGAGCATGCCCAGATCTTCGGTATTATCAAGAAATACACGGAAAGCTTTACAAAGACGCAGAATGGCGTACTTGTTTCCTCTGACGTGCTCTCAAATGAGTGTATGATTGAGATGGAAAAGATGGTTGCTTTTTATTTGGATCAGCACAAGCGGATGGAAGCTGATGATGTAGAAAGAAAAACATACGAAAGGAAGTAAAATGGACGCTTTTCATTCACAGATATAGATAAGGCAGTATGGATACCCTTCTTCCCTCAACGGCAATGGCGTCACTGAAGGAGTTCGCAACAATCGTGAAGGAAGACAAGCACGCAGAACTCGAATGCAAGCTACTCAGCAATCAAATCAACACAAAGGACGTTGCAGACCGCATTATCAAGACCATTCAGATGCACGCGCGTGGATCTCCGATTGATTCTCACCACGCCACCTTCTCCTATTCCGACGGGCTTCGAGTTGTAGTCATTGGAGCTGAAAACATCCACAAGGTCTGCACAACAGGAAGTTTCAGAGGCGTCCCGCTTGACGTTGAACGCAAGCGACGTTACTTTGAGGTTGTGACGGCGGTCAAGGACAAGAACGACACGATTGATGTCCCCGACGCCGGTGTCCGCATCACCCTTCGCCACGAGGAGCATCTTCGCAAGGACTTCTCGGGTGCGCCGATGGATTCTGCAAGTTTCGTCCGCATCCTTCACCGCAAGTCTTGGACCAGTATCGACGGAATCGTTCGCTTTGACTTCTCGCTCACCAAGTCCAAGACCAAGCAGACCAAGACCTTTGTAGAGGTCCTGAAGCAGAACCCGACGTATGAGCTGGAGCTGGAGGTGGTCGACACCAAGAAGAGTGCCGAGGAGATTGTTGCCTCCATCGTCCGCCATATCTCGCCGATCATTGCCGCCTTCCAGGGATCGCAGTTCGTATTGACGGCATCGGATATGCAGCGCTACCTGTCTGAGTTCGAGACGACGGGAACACCATTTCTAAACCCCGTCACCCTCGAGCGTCGCCACCTGGTTGCCGATCGCCCCGCCAACATCCTGAAGGGATACACCGTGACAAACAAGGCGGATGGTGAGCGTTGCTTTCTGGTTGTGATGCGCGATCGCCGTCTTCTGCGGATCACCCCTAGCTCGGTGGTCACGTGGACGGGACTGACCGCAAACAAGGAGGTTCACGTGGGAGACATTATCGACGGCGAGTACCTGAGCGAGCGCAATCAGTTCTATATCTTCGACATGTACTGGTACCGCAATCGTGATGTGCGTCGCCTACCGCTGTTTGTTAACGAGGACGACATGACCAAGTCCCGTCTGGGGGCGGCGCGGTCCTTTGTATCCGACATCCCTCGCGACTTCACGTCCCTTCCGGGAAGCAAGCCTCTCCGCATCTCGACAAAGATCTTCCTTTCCGGAGATGGCGAGGCGATGCAGGAGGCGATCCGCAAGATGCTCGATACCAAGTTTGAGTACCCAATCGACGGTCTGGTGTTCACGCCGCGCAGTTCTCCAGTGGGCCCAATGAATGAGCGCCGTGGCAAGACCTGGCTGACGGTCTACAAGTGGAAGCCGTCGTCCCACAATAGCATCGACTTCCTGGTGAAGTTCAAGGCTGGCGAGAGTTTTGACATGGCACTGGGGAAGCGGGTTGTCAAGGGAACCCTCTACGTCTCCAGGACACCGGGAGACATCGTGTATCCTTGCGAGACGATGACGGGGGAGTATGTGCCCCCCGATCTTGGTATTGAACAGCGCGTGAAGGCATCGGTGAAGAATCGGGTCCCATCTCCGTTCCAGCCAATGGTACCGCGGGCACCGGATGCACACATCATCAGTCTGCCGCTAAACGATCGTGGAGTTCCAGTGGATGCCGAAGGAAACCGAGTCGAGGACGATACGATCATCGAGTGTAGCTACGACACGGAGAATGGTCGGTGGATCATTATGCGGACACGCCACGACAAGACGCACCAGTACCGAGTTCTGGGGCGCCCTCAGTTTGGCAATGACATTGCTGTTGCGGATTCAATCTGGACCAATATCCACGTGCCGATCACGGAGGAGATGATTCGAAATGTGATTGACTCCCCACCCGATGCGACGTTCGAGGATGACCTCTACTACCGTGATAACCTGGATGCACGCGACCGGATCCTCAAGGATGTATACAGCTTCCACAACCGCATCAAGGATGACCTGTATCGCCAGTGCATCAAGCGTGGCGACTCCCTGCTGGAGCTGGCGGTCGGACGTGCAGGCGACCTGCTCAAGTGGAAGAGGACCAAGCCGAGCCTGGTTGTGGGCGTGGATTCCTCTCAGTCGTGTCTTACCTCGCCACGTCAGGGAGCGTGCGTTCGCTACCTGAAGGAGAAGGCAAATCACCCGACAGAGTATCTGCCTCCGGTTCTGTTCATCTGCGGAGACATGACCAAGCCCCTCTTTGAGGGGGGCAACAAGTATGCGAGTATCGTGACCGGGTCTGAGCCGGCTACGACGCCGTATCTGGAGACGTTTGCGGGACAGACTGAGTTTGATGTCGTTTCGTGTCAGATGGCAATCCACTACGCGTGCGAGTCGGACGAGACATTCGAGACGTTTGCAACAAATCTTGAGACCCACGGCAAGGGGCTGTTCTTCGGAACATGTTTGGATGGCGCGGCGGTGTACTCTCTCCTGTTGGGGAAGCAGAGTCATCTGTTCCGTTCGGGCACCCAAGTCTTTGGCGAGTTTGTCAAGGAGTATGACGATGGCACCGGCTGGTCAGAGACATTTGGCAATGCCGTGTCTGTCCACCTGGAGAGCTTTGAGCAGCCGCAGAAGGAGTACCTGGTGCCGTTTGACAAGATGGTCGAGGTCTTGAAGAAGCACGGCTACAACCTGGTTGGGAGTACGATGTTCAATGACCACTACGGGGAACAGAACAACATCGTGCTCTCCCAAGAGCACCAGGCATTCAGTTTCCTCCACCGCAGTTTCGTCTTTGAACGGGGCGAGGTGGTCAAGGAGAAGAAGCAGGAGGTTGAAATCCCGGTTGCCGACGAGGATCTGGATGACAAGCTTGAGAAGGCCAAGGCGGCGTGGGACGAGGCGTTTGAGAACAGCAAGAAGTCAAATGCCGCACCTGACTATGTCACTGAGGAGGAGGTTGAGAAGCTGAAGGCAAAGTTTGAGGAGATTCGCGACAAGATCCGTGCCAAGCGCGAACAGAAGGATGCCCGGTCTGAGCAGGAAGCCCCGGTAGAGGTCAAGAAGCCTCGCGCAAAGAAGATCAGTACAGCTCGCATCGAGGGTGGAGGTGAAAAGCCGGTCCTCTTCTTCGGTGCCGACGAAGGAAAGGGCGAATGGCGTGGGTTGTCCAATATGTACGAGGCGCCCTTCCAGGTGGACTCAATCACCTTCCCGACTGTTGAGCACTACTTCCAGTGGTCGAAGGCAAAGAAGTTCGGTGATGGGTTTATTGCAGACAAGATCCTGAAGACACCCTCTCCGAAGGCGGTCAAGTCGCTCGGCAAGAAGGTCAAGGACTTTGACAAGGAGGTGTGGGACAAGGTCAAGGATGGTGTGATGCGCACGGGCGTGAAGGCAAAGTTCATGCAACACCCCGACCTGAAGACGAAGCTGATGGAAACCGGAGTCAAGCCGATTGGCGAGGCATCGGCTCGCGACAAGTACTGGGGTATTGGGACATCTGCAGACACGTCCAAGGCGAACGACCCGACAAAGTGGCCGGGCAAGAATGTGCTGGGCAAGATGCTAGCTGACCTTCGTAAGGAGCTGAAGGAATGAGGACTTATTGAGTCTGCTTGTAAAACTCTTCGTATGACATTGTCGGAGCCTGAGCCGGCATTCCAGGAACGTATCTCTGAGATAGCTTCTGACCAATCACCTGGGTGGCCGCCTCCGGCGTGATCTCACCTTTTTCAATCTTCCGCTTCAAGGCGAGCATTTCAAAAAAGGTTGTATCCAGGCGATCCTCTGCGTGCATTTGAAAAAGAGAAGGGTAGTTGAAGTACAAGACTTCATTCTCCTTCTGAAGCTTCTCCTCATACGCCAGCTTGTCTCCCTTTAGGGCTCTCCACGTCTGCTTGGATGTATCCATATTCCGAACGAGGGCTTGGATCTGTGTTGCAGACAAATCTTGGTCATTGATTCCACGCACACCAGCCGCAACTTCGGCGGGCGTGAGTTCACGAAGAGTTTGGGGCATACTTATACTAGGAGCAGTGGCTTTAACTGAGTCACAAGAGACGCACACTCCTCGTGGGTGGTCATCCCGGTCAGAATGATCTGACCCGTCCGAAACACCTTTGCAATCCACTTGGTCTCTGGAAAGTAAATCTTGACCGCGGGATACACTGCCGGTTCGTACACAGTCGTGACGCCCTTTCCACGGAGAGACGCATAGAGCGTATCACGTGACAGATTTGTATTTCCCACCAACTTGGTCTTGTAGTTCATCAGCACCACTCGGCGCACATCCGTCCACTCACCTGAGATCACCGCCGCTGGACAGTGAGTGGTGATGTGCTCCTTCAGAACACTCGTAACATTCCGATCATACTTCTCATCCAGAACGCCCGTGATATGAAACACGCCGTTCTGGAAGATTTTCACCGTGATCTCCTTGCGAAGAAGAGAGCCATCGCCATCTGACATCACGACCAGCGTAATCGAGTTATGTCCAAATCCAGTCGTCCTTTTTGGGGGTGTTGTCTTTGCACGTCGCTTGATAAGATCTCGCTTGGAGGATCCGCGCTTCACAACGCCCTGCTTCTCAATCTTGATGATGTTGGATGTTAACGGCAAGTCGTGGGCAAGAACATCCGTGTTAAGACGCACTCCCATTGTGTACAAAACAACCATTGTCGTGAGAGTTGGGTGATCCATTGTCCTCCCCGTTCGTGTAGACCCAATCGATTTCGTTTTTCCAGGCCTGTGAAAATGACAATGGAAAACGAGTTACAACAATACAGTGAAACTGGCGAATCGCTTTGCGAAGAATGACTTCCTCGTGAGGAGTGAGCATCCAGCCTTCCAGGTATCCTAGCCAAAGAGTACCTGTCTTTTGATGCTCTGTAATCGATTTGATCGTGTCTAAAAATCCATCATCTAAGGAAAGTTTAGACATGTCGTAGCAATCGGGTGGTTTTTCGATTAGATATGTATAGACTGTCAACATAATTACATCTGAACCCACATGTTTAAGCGTTACGATCCGCCGTATGCGGCCACTGAATGGTACTCTTCAGTCCAGCGGCTTGTGCCGAAGTCAACCGGCAGTTACACTCACCTGCCATCTGAGGTTTACGGAGAGCACCACAGACCAGACACGTCTTGTATCCCTGTTCTCCAAGCTGCCTGGCATTGTAGATTGCACCAAAGCCAGTCGGATCGGCAGCTATCCTGTCATTGATTTCAGGGAGAGCTGATGTCGACAGACAAGGCATCGTATTGGTGATGGATGAAGCCTTGGCGTTCCGGCGTAGTTCACCCTGGGCCACCGCCTGTCCGGCCGTGTATTCAGTGTACATCGGGGCATCCTGGACGGTGTGTCCGCCTCCGTGAAGGAAGGTGGAAGCCGATGCCGTAGAGGGTGCATTCAGAACCAGGGCACAGGCAGTATTTGCAACCCGTGTCTCCAGATTACCCGATGCCGCCAGACGTCTGACGATCTCTGTTTGGTGTCCCGCATCGCGACGGGGACGGGTGTCTGTGATGGTGACCATTCTCTGTTTGTAGCGTCCCAAGTATTCGCTGTACGAGGACATTTACTCTTATTCTTTAGGTAAAAAAGAAATGGAGCGGGTGAAACTTAGGATTCGGATTCCAGAAATCTATCATTGTTTCACTCCCGACTGTACTCAGGTATCTCGAAGACTCTATTGCAAAGACTGTCTCTCAGACGCCGGGGTGCGTGAAGAAGTGTCGCCGGCAACACTCCCGAGTAAGACCAAGATCATCCATAGCCCTCCCCTCAGCCGTGATCTTAGTCGTCTTCGTAAGGTACACTAAATCGTCCTTCTCCGGGCGACCATCCTGCTTACGATACTTTGCCACCAGTCCAAGAAACATCGTCCACTTACCTGCGATCGGAAGATTGCACGTATAACATCGCACCGGAATAGGGAAATCCATTGTACTCTTCTTGTCTACAAGCCTGGAGTTCCGTTTTTCTTGTCTGCCCGAAGAACAATGAAGAAGTCGACCTCGAAGTACGTACTCCTCGCACTTGTACTTGCAGTGATTGTGGCGTTTGCGTATTTAATGGCTCCCGGAGATCCACTCAAGCAAAAGATCAGCTCAGACATTGCCAAGGTAAATGCTCGATTTACTCCTTCGCAGTCTATTGACCTGGCGCAGGCAATGAAGATGACAGGTCACGACACACCCCATATGCTGAATCCTCCAGCAGAGGTTCCCCCACTGCTCTTGTTTCCTCCGTCAGCCGAGGATCTGGCGAAACTTTCAGGACAGTAAGCAATGAGTACATTCAAAAAGTGGTTGCTTCTGGCGATCGTGACTGTGGCGTTGTTTCATACAGTGGGTGGAAGTCTTGCTGACATACTCGGTGGCGGGACGTCGTTGTTCTCTCCCGCTCACGGTTGGAATGAGGGGCTGATCTATATGCTACTGGCGATCGTGGTGGCGATTGCTGTCAAGTAATCAACGACGCCGAGTGTACCGGCGCCTGCGTCGGCGAGTGCGACGACGCCTGCCAGCATACAGGTCATCCGGGTCAGGAGGTCCGGCAGGTGGCCGAGTGGTGTGGATATGAGGAGCCGACCCATCCTTGCGGTTTCCGATCATTTGCGCAATCAGAGCAGTGGGTCCACCCGCCGCATTCCGTTCGAGTACGGCTCCCGTCTTCGCATCCGTTGGGTGCGAAGTTGTTGTGCCAGGCAATTTCTTCATAGATGAAAGAGCCCCCAACAGTTGAAAACGACGGGGGTTCGCCGCCTGCTCCTGCCACTCCGCCCACGCCTTCAACGATTTGATTAAGTCTTTCATTGTCTCACTCACTGTAAGATCCTTAGCCATGGCGTCAACCTGTCCTGGGGACTCTTCCCTTGCCCGCTTAATCCTAACATGGAGATTGACGGCATCCCTATACGCGTGATGTCCTGCTGGACCTGCTGCACCTTCTGTCACTATTCTATCAATAAAAGTCATAAGCGCCGGTCCATCTCTACTAGCTTGTATCTCTTCTGCAGTTCTTATCCGATCCCGCTGCGCCTCGAGGTTGAAATCTGTTGGACGAGATACGATTTGATTAATTCGGCCTTCCAATCCTTTATTTGCCGCCATTAGTTATCTACCACATAATTTCCATCTCTTGCACACTCCAGTACTCAGACATATTGTTGGGGAGCTGACGCCGGATAATATATGGAAGCTTTCTCTCAGCAATCTCCTTCTTGGCAACGGTCCACACAAACATGGGGTCCGATGTCTTCAGACCCTTCAAGTCAATCAGAGGCTTCGCGCCTTCGGCGATCTGTTGAGCACGTGTCGCCACCAGCGCCGTGTACTCATACTTGGTAAAGAACGGTTGAGTAATCCGGGGCTGCTTAATCATCTCGGCAACTTCATCACGAAAGACAGGTTTCACTTCAGGGTGGAGATCGGCAGTGCTCATGCTTACTCTTGCCTTGGACTTCTTTTGTCCGTTTTAAACAAATGCCTACACTCTCGGCTTCGGAGTATACATCCTTTATCAAGGCACAGGCGGCTTCGCAGTCGTATCGGAATAACAGGATCCCGACTACGATTCAGACGAGTGCCCAGCCCTACTTGAATCAAACCACGCTGAATGCTCAGCTTCTAGGGTCTCAAGCATCTGCACTGCTGACACCCGGAAACTCTACTGTGAGGACAGTGAACGGACAGATTTCCAGCGTCCGCCCGTACAACGGAAAAGGACCTGTCAACAACCCAAAAAGTTTATCGACTGTCCACACCTCCACCAGTACCACGCTCAGCTCAGCCAAGTTCCCTCAGACCGGTGGACTGCCCCTCACGTCAGCCAAGTCCTCCGGCTATGCCCCGATGCCCCAGCTTGCCCGCGTCGACACGAAAGCCACGGGTGCCTACAAGTCTGTTCGTCAACCGGTCTAAGGTCCCCGTGCCGCCTGCTTCCACGTAGCATTACACTCTGCACACTGATACATCCACACTACATTTTTAGCATCCAACTTGATGCCAACAATGTTAGACTCCTTCCCCTTTGTAGGGCAGACAATGTTCGGACACTTCATAGTCGTGAACCGAGGCAACGTTGGGTCGTGCTTCAGGTATGGGTTGATTGAGTACCGAATCGAGGTATCCTGCAGTAGATCGTGCTCATATACCACGGGGTTCTCCTTGGTAATGGGCTCCTCGTAAGGACACTGCCGACACTTGATAAACGCTGACCCATCGCGCTCTTCAATGTTGTACATCATATTGTCACACTGGGTACAAAACTTCATTCTGTATCTAGGTCTTCCTTGTATAAAGTGTCTTCCATTTTTTACACGGACTACCGCGTTCAAAATGAATAGTTGTCGGCAAAGTAATCGGCGCTATTTATCACAGGATGCTTAAGTCTAAGCTTTCCGATTTCCTGAACGGTACGGGGAAGGACACTGATTTAGATAAGAAGTCTCGCAAGGCAGAAAAGGGCAGTGGGTTGGACACTCACAACGGTATGGAGGGGACTGCGGGGTCCTGGCGGATCCAGGAAGATGACATTGACGAGTTCTATCGGCTGTATTGTGACTACCTCCGCAACCACGGACAGCTGAATCTGACCGAGAAGAGCACCACGATTGGGCCGATGCGTATTGATCTGGATTTCAAGTATGCAGGTAAGCTTGACGATCACCTGCACACACAGGATCAGGTGGTCAACTTCATGAAGGCGTACATGACGGAGGTCAAGAAGTTTCTTATTGTTCCGGAGAGCGTAGAGATCTATGTCTCCGAGAAGCCGGAGCCGACCTATTATTCTGCAGATCCGGCAAAGAACAAGCCTGATTATTCAAAGTCTGGCATTCACGTCGTGATTCCCAATCTGAAGACCAATCATTTTGTGGAGGAGGAGATTCGCAGGGTTCTTCTCAAGCGGATGCCGGAGTTCTTCCCGGAGCTTCCACTCACTGACAAGTGGGAGAAGGTCTATGATCCCTCTCCACTGACGCACACGTCCAACTGGACTCTGCTTGGATCGAGGAAGAAGGAGGGCACACCGTATCAGATCAAGTACATTCTGGACTGGGACCCAGAGACGAATGAGATGAGCATTGATGACAATGTGCCGACGCACGTCACTCCTGATCTACTCAAGAAGCTCACGATCCGAGCAAGCCCCTCCACGGAGACGCCTATGACTGAGGATGCAAACAGTCGTTTCCAGAAGAAGAAGGAGCAGGAGGAGATCAGGGCGTCTACGGGTACCCAGCGTGGTCGTACAGCGACTCGCGAGGAGGGTGAGAAGCGTGGATCCCGAGCATCCACTCCGGAGCGGAATACGTATCGCCTGCCTCTTTCCGATGATATGATTGGATATTATCGCGACCACGTCATGAACCTTGCCTCCTTCAGGTACACAAGCTACGAAGACTGGATCAACACAGGCATCTGCCTGAAGAACATCCACCCCGATTCGCTAGAGACGGTCTTCTACGACTTTAGCGCTCAATACGAAGATTATGACCCGCGTCTGGCACAGTCGAAGTGGGACAGCTTCAGTTTCCGCACGAACGGACCTGTTCTATCCGAGCGTAGTCTACGCATGTGGTCTCGCATGGACAACCCGGGTGAGTACGACAAGATTGAGATGAAGAACATTGAGGAGCTGGTGGAGGAGGCCACAAAGACGATGACAGAGCACGACATGGCTCGAGTGGTCTTTGCAATGTTCCGTGATGAGTTCAAGTGCTCTGATTACGGTCAGAACGAGTGGTATCGCTTCGTGGGTCACGTGTGGCGCCTAACCAAGAAGGGTGTCGGTCTCCTTGCAAAGCTTTCCAGCGATGTCTGGAAGAAGTTTGTGGAGAAGGAGAACATGATGGGACGCCTGAAGGAAGTCACGGAGCCCTGTTCGTGTGGTGGAAGCAAGAAGAAGGGTGAGGAACCGGCTGAGCCTTGCGAAATGTGTAAGATTGAGAAGAAAAAGGCGAGGTATGTGGATGCTCAGAAGAAGCTGAAGACAACTGCCTTCAAGAAGAACGTGATGGAGGAGGCGCGCCTGTTGTTCCTGGACGAGGAGCTTTCTACTAAGCTGGACACGAACAAGAACCTGATTGCCTTCAACAATGGCATCTTCGATACGCTGAACATGGATTTCCGCGACGGAAAGGCAGACGACTATCTTAGCTTCTCAACTGGAGTGGACTTTCACAAGAACCGCCACTACACGGACTATGTATGTTGGCCAGAGCTCTGGAAGTTCCTCAGCAGCATTCTGCCTGACCCGGAGGTCTTGAACTACTTCATGGCCCACTTGGCAACGTGTATGGTGGGTGGCAATCCGGCGCAGAAGTTTCACATTCTGACGGGATCGGGGTCCAACGGCAAGTCCATGTTGGTGATCTTGATGGCTACCTGCATGGGAACCTATGCATGCAAGGCACCGATCACCCTGATCACACAGGACCGTGGTAAGGCAGGCGTTGCGAATCCCGAGCTGGTCCGCATGAAGGGTAAGCGCTTCGTGACGATGCAGGAGCCTGAGGAGGGTGCCAATATCAAGACGGGTCTGATGAAGGAGCTGTCTTCTTGCGAGAAGATCACTGCACGTGACTTGTTTGCGGGCTCGAAGGAGATGATTGACATTGAGATTCAGGCAAAGTACCACGTGTCTTGCAATAACAAGCCGAAGGTGGATACCCAAGACGGTGGTACCTGGCGCCGTCTTCTGGTTGTGGATTTCCCGAACAAGTTCGTTCCGAATCCCAAGGCTCCGAATGAACTGCCGGATGACAAGACCATTCAGATGAAGGTGGAGAGCACGGAGTGGGCTGAGTGTATGATGAACTATCTGGTCACGATCTTCAAGGAGGGTCATGGATTCAGGAAGCTGGCTGTCCCAGACAAGGTGACGCTGAGCACCAGCGAGTACAAGAATGAGACAGATGTTGTGGGACGGTTTATCGTGGAGTTTGTCCACCCGCTGGAGGAGGGTGTGAAGACCGGAGACTACGTGACCACTGCAATGATGAACCGAGAGTTCCAGAGGTGGAAGCAGGAGAACAATTTGAGTACTGGCTCAACCGTTGAGTTGAAGAAGCGTATGGAGGTTACCTATGGTACGCACCCTAAACACGGCTGGACCTCTTTCCAGTTCGGCCCCGCTTAGACCCCTTGCGTCCACGACGAGTGCGGCGACGACGAGCTCCATACGAACTGGGCGTCGGCTGAGATTCCATTGCCGTTGGCAGGGGTGCGACGGGCGCGGGTGCAGGTGTGGATGAAAACCACGTAGTAGGATTGTACCAGACCATTTATCTTTTCCGCGTATTTTTTAATGGCAACCAAGCAGCTCAACATCATTTTAGACATTGACAACACACTGGTGGAGTACATGGGTGTGAAGGACTCCCCTTGGCCGGCGCTTCCTGACGAGGAAAAGCAGAAGTATACATACTATCAGGGCTTTGTTCTTCGCCCCGAACTTTGGGACTTTTTTGCGTGGATGAAGAAGCTTGCAAAGACGGTGAATCTTTGGACACTATCAGATCGCGAGTATGCAAACTGGGTGAAGGAGATCATTGAGGAAAAGATGGGTGAAGGATTCATTACCAATGTCTGGTGTGATGAAGACGATGGAGAAGCAAAGAAGCACCCTGTACCTGGCGGAAGACATCAGAAAAATCTGCACTGGATCTGGGATCAGGAAAAATACGCAAAACAGGGATTTCTCCCCTGCAATACGATCCTGATTGATGACTACCTTAACAATGTGAACAATAGAGCCAACTACCGCAATGCAATCAAGATAAAGAAGTTTGCCTTGTGGAGTCGTGTTGTGAAGACAGAGCCCTTTGGTCCGTATACCGATATGTCAAAAGATCGTGGTCTTCTTGACATAGTGGATGAGTTGAAAAAGATTGATCAGAGTAGTTTATGTGGGCGCGGAACACCTCCTCTTCCCGCAGTTGAAGGTGCCAGCGATGCGACCCCACTTGCACTCGCTATGCCTGGGTCAGGAGGACGGCGCAGACGATCGACGCGCAAGTTTAAGCCCGGTGCTGGCCGGCGCCGATACGGGTCAAGACGTAGGTCCGGAGGAGTCCGATCGTGAACACCACCAGCACGAACGAGACGACCAGGTTCACGAAGGCAACCAGCACCTCGCCCACACGGAGCGTCACGCCACCCATGGAGACTGTGTAGGAACCGACGCCCTTGCCGGCCGCGGCCGCCGGGGCGAGAAGCGGGGTCAGGATGTCCTCCGAGAGCGACTTGAAAAACTCTCCAACAACACCACCGAGGTAGAACGAAGCCGTCAGGATGATGATGTCCCGGGTATCAAGCATTTTTATTAAGATGGGTATACTTTATTTCGTAAAGACAATGGACACTCGGTTCTGGGGACCCAGTGCGTGGCAACTTTTTCATCTAGTTGCATTCAAGTCGAAGCACCCCGACGATGTTCTGAACCAAATGAAAGATGTCTTGCCCTGTAAATTCTGCCGTGCGTCCACCACGGAGTTTGTTGCCAAACACCCGCTGCGAGCCGACCCCGGGCGATGGCTCTACGAGATCCACAATATGGTGAACAACAAGTTGAGGACTCAGTGCAAAGAGGACCCTGCCGTGATTGACCCCGGACCTGATCCTACTTTTGAAGACGTCAAGGCTCGTTATATGTCCTTGAAGCCCACGGCGGTGCCCGGTGCTGATTTCTTGGCATCTATCTCTGCCAACTATCCAGATGACCCCGAGCCCAACCAAATGGCTACACAGCGTACATTCTTGCACGCTCTCCGTGAAGTGTATCCCTTCCCTGAACTTCGGGAAGTCTATTCAAACTATATAACAGCTCACGAACCTGCGCTGAGCTCCCGCAAAGCGTATATGAAGTGGATGTACGGATTGTTGACTGCCTTGTCAAAGAAAGCAAAGGTGTATATTCGGTCGTTCAAGGGCTGGGCTCACCATCTTGCGTATTTCAAGAGCGGTTGCTCGAAAAAGACGTATCATGGAAAAACATGTCGCAAAACAGCGGGTGGTCGCACAAAGGACCGCGACCATCGTCGCACATTTCGGATGGTTCATAAAGTATTGCTATAGAAGTAATGAGTAACATTACTGTCACTACTGTTGCACGTATTCCTAAAGACATATCCGCTCCTAATATTTTGATGGTAGACGGAGACGGAACTATCTACATAAGTTACACAGATTTCACGATTAAACGGGTGTCTCCGGATGGAACCGTGACCGATTATGCTGGACTTCCCTGGTCAGCGTTGTCTCCATACGAACGTCATCAAGATGGAACCCTCGCAACTGCAAGGTTTAATCGTCCAGAAAGGATGGCAAAAGGACCCGATGGAACCTTGTATGTTGGCGAGTGGTCTCGCATACGAGCAATTCGGGGTGAAAATGTGACAACTCTTGCTGGACGTGGTGAAGATTTCGACGCTATCCTTCCGGGCGAGATTAGGGTAGACGACCATTATGATATAATTGACGGACCTGGTCCCGTAGCATACATAGGCGTTGCTGACGATCTTTGGTTTGATTCTGATGGAAGACTCATGTTTTGGGATACAGATATGCTCCGCACTGTTGCAATGGATGGAACTGTTACCACTGTTGCGTATGGTCGTGATATCAATATGGAGTCTGCTTTTAAAATACATGCTCCGGGCCAAGTCATGGACACTAATGGAAATGCGTATTACCCGAGTAAGTATTTTGATGCAATCGACGGAGCAGCCATGATTAAAAGACTCCCCGATGGATCAAAGGAACCGTTTGGAAAAAAGCTAGCTCACGTCGACCCAGCTTACGTATTCAATATGGGACGCTGGAGGGAGCCTGAAGTAGAGCCCGTACAAGATGGACCCTTAGAAACAGCTACATTTGATGAGGTTGGTTCACTCGGTTATGATCCAGACAGGGATTGTCTTTACACAATGGAAAAGGCCAGAGACAAAAAAGAGTTTATTCTCCGAAAGATTGACCTTGGAAAACAAGTCACAGCTCAGCTGATGGGTGAGCAACTCTATCGACAGAGTGCAGTGCCATTGCCTCCAAACGTCGTGCAAACCATCTCTGAATTTAGTGGAGCGAAGAATCCTAAACGGGTGTTTCTGGATGCAGTGAAAAACAGGGGTGTTGCATTACCTCGTCCAGTAGAATCAGAAACGGAAGAAGCACTCAGACTTGAGCTTGCAAAACCTGAACCGAATCAGTCGAAGATAGCTGCGCTCAGACGTGAGCTAGCAAGAAAGGGTGGGCGCAGAACCCGTCGTAGGAAGGCGAATCGTAAGAAGAAGATGACTCGTAAGCGGCGGTCTACTTCGTCTTAGGTTTGGTCTTGATTTGTAGGCGTGTATGTTTTGCAGAATAGACATCAGCCTTCTTCTCCTTGGCAGTCTTCTTCAATTCACGGCGAGTCTTGGGTGGATCCATGGAGTACGTTGCTTTCAATCAGAGAGTTTCGTTTTAGTATCCGTAGTCACCACCGCGACGCGTCTTACGGGAGCGACGGGAACGACGACGGCGACCACCGGTGCCGGCAGCGTTGGAGAAGGGACCCTCGGAACTAGGCGCCGGCTCAACACCGCCCTCGGAACCACCCTTGTAGGTCTTCTTCGCCAGCTTGAGGACCTGACCGAACTTCATGCCCTTGTGGGACTTCATCGTCTTCTTCACGTGAGCGAGCCACTTGTTTGCCATTTTGTTTAGTTAACAAGAAGTTATTGTAACCCCGTCGGTTTTTCAACGAACCCCGGGGCGGACCGAGGACTGTCAAAAAGGAGCCATTGGCATCCATACGCAAAGGCGATCGCTGGATCCAGAGTTGTCTTGCCGAAGGTGGGGTCGGGTGCGACAAGAGTGATGGCGTTGCGGTTGTAGGCGACCAGCTCGGCTTGATCGCGGGGATGCATCGCCTGTGCATACAGTAGGCGACGTACAGTAGAGTCGCCCCACGACAGGTTCACAAGTAGACCGAGCTCAGATCCCTGTACATTGTCGGAGACCACAATCAGGCGATTCTTTAGCTCATCCAGTGGCGTGTCGACGGTAACGCCTGCAACCAGGTGGCGATGAACTGTTGTCTTCAGACATTCGGCGGCGAGGTTGAGGGTGACCGTGTTGGTTGAATGAGGCACAATCGACAGGATGAACGGATCGTCTGTCGACTGCCAGGCTTGAATGAGATCTACACACACTGAATCAAACGTCCAGTAATCATATGCATAATCGTATCCAAGGTTCAACGGATTCTTGGCTACGATTGGTTTGCCGTTCTCATCGGCGTAGAGGTGAACTTCGAGGAGACGGCGTCCAGACTCCACCACAATCTTGGCATTCTCAAAGACGCCACCGGTTGCGTAGTAGTCGCAGAGGCGCTTGCGGTCTCCCTTCTCCTCACCGTCCTTGTCTGTGGCTTCGCGCCAGACTGTGTATCCCAGGGCTCCAACAAGTGCGGCTCCAAGTACGAACTGCATTATTAGATACCGCCTTCTATTTTTGGCACTCTAAACAATAGCTGACGAAATCCATTAATAACATCATCCGGGATACGTTCTTGCATTGGGATCTCCATCAGGCACGAGCGGTGAAAGTACAGACAATACATTCCACACTCTGAATCCTTGAACTGGTGGCGTGTGGCATTGAAGGTCATTTTCATCGGTTTCGAATGCTTCCCCGTCGCATCCCATTGCGCCTTCCATCTCTTCATCAGCGTTTTGATCTCTTTCTCGGGGTGGTGGGCATATGAATCAAAATATGTGATACGAGGATACTCTAACTCGGGGCGTATGTCACAGAACAGAGCGATCCAGTGCTCGCCGGGGCCATCGTGAGGGTCTGTATTGAAAACAATCCCAATCTGTTCATGTCCCTTGTCTGCCAACTCGGAGAGCTTCATTGCACACAATGTACTGACAATACACTCTTGGGTCTCGCTCTTCAGGTCAAAGTCGATAGGAATACAACCAAGAAAGTGGTAATGAGAAAACAGCTTGACATATTCCTTCTCTACGTGATCAATGTCATCCGACGACAGCCACTCATACCGATTGACCGCCCACTGTTTCGAAGCTGCGGGTTTCTTCATCAAGGACGACACAATGCACTCTGCAGATCCAGTTGAGCACTGTTCGTGGAGACGACGCTGGATGTTTGTCCACATTTCTTCGGGAGTTCCCTTGGGAATCGGAGGATCCTTCTTATGTTGCTTATTGATGACTTCTCGAAGCCGGTCGACCTGCTCTTCGTCTACCCAAGACATCCTTGTTCTAAAACGGATACTATTAAGTCAAGAGAACAACAAGTCACAATGGATTCTCTCAAGCCTGTTCTCACCGCCTATGCGAATGTCACTCGGCGCCTAAATGACGTCAATGTCGCTGCAAACGGACTCCGAGATGAGCGACGTACAATCGAGTTGGATCTGGCAGCCCTGTATGCAAGCTCCCGCGAGGAACTCCCCGACAAGATTAATCTGGCAAGCTCGGGTATGATCTTTGCGGTCAAGCGTCCAAACCAGTGGAAGAAGGGTTGGACGCTCTCCAAGAAAGAGCTGAAGGCATATCTGGACGAGCTCCTTCCGGAGCATGGGGAGGATTTGATGAATGAGATTGTTAGGCGCCAAGAGGCGAAGATGGTGGAGACGGACTACGGATTTGAGCTGAAGGTGGTGAAGCGCGATTAAGAGACTCTTCAATCTCTCGCAAGGCGTTCTGAATATCTGCAAGATGACGTTGTGCTTGGACCAGGTTTTCACGGGGTAGAAACCCGCTCTGGATACGCGTAAGATTACACACGAGAGACCCGTTCGTGCTCAACAGACGGGAAGCCAGAGCGAAGAAGGGCTTCACCATCAACGTGATATGACTTTCAACAACACATTATTTTTAAATGGGCTAGACCCCGTCGTCCACTCGGGAGGTGAAGTAGTTGAGCATTTTTTCAGAGAGACCCTTGATGCTAAACTCCCAGACGCCATTCCAGTTCGGGCGCATTACCTTGCGAATGTCCTTTACGCCGTCCAGGATCGTGTGGCGGTCGACATACCTGCGATTGACGTGAGTTCCGTGCCACATGTGAAAGATAGCTCCCGACGTGCAGGTGATCCGAGGCTTGGGGAGTTTGTCGAACACTTCGTATGCAGGAACCAGCGCGGGCTTGAGGTACGTAGGAGGGAACTTCACGCCCAACCACGCCGCCGCCGACAGGGTGTCTCCGCTCCCCGTGACACCGTATTCAAAGAACCCCACCTTGCGGAACCACTTGCGCCTGAATGCCCAAGCAAACCCAGGATGGAGCTTGTGATCAAAGGTTTTTTGCTTGTCCATGTAGATCACAGACTCCCGGATCTGAGTTGCTTTGGTGTAGGTGATGTCCATCCAGACAGCCGTGGTAAAGGGCTGGACAACATCGTGATCCGCCAAGGCAGAGGAGACTTCGGAATACCAGTCCGGGTTCCCAAAGATCAAGTCAGCATCCAAGAACAGCACCTTCGAATAATACCACGGGATCTTCGATTCCAGGAGGGTGCAGAGATTCTCCTTGTGGAACATGACCGACTTGGCGTAGACGTGGAAAGCATCGGCGATCTCGGGTTCCTGCCGATTGTAGACCAACTCGAGCGTAAAGTACGGGATCTTTGCAAGTTTGAGCTTCTCGATGGTGTACAGATAGTTCATCAACATTCGCTTCGACTTCGCGGGATTGAAGAAGACAAGACCCACCGCCATATCTTTTACGATCGGACACCGATACCGCACATCCTTGATCTCGATCATCCTGCCAGGATCGTGCTTCGGCAAGGCGTCCGGGACTTCAGTATAGGTCATGGACTGCGCGGCTCCCATTGTGTAGGAAAAAGGATATTAAACTATTGTAATGGCAGCGGCTCTCGATCATTTAAAATGGACGCCGCCGACAAATGCCGATGTATTGGGTGAGATTACGTATACGTCAATTCACGGGTTTAGTAGTGAAATCTTGCTGCCACGTCCAACGCATACGATTACAATTACTCGGGATGGTGATTTTACCGAGTATACATATGACAATGTTTTCCTTGAGATAACAAACGCTAACGCCCCACGACAAGTAATTTGCTTTGCTATTTTGTTAACACCAACAACGAATCTTATGTCCTTCATAGCGGACGTGAGTGAAGCTGTTGGAAATCGATTTCGCTCAATAATAGTACCTATCTTCGAACAACACAATCTCCAGGCTAAGGGAAGGGGTGTTCGGAATGCCATGCTGGTGAGTGAAAAGATGAAAATACCCCATGGTCCGGAGTCGATCATTGCCTCCATGTTAAGTGGAGTCGAAGGCAAGAATGCCGCTCAACAGGGAGATATACTAAAAGCAAATGCCGGGATACAAGGACCTGCCCCCAATCGCAAGGGGTTCTCGGGTGGGCGTCGTACTCGACGCCGCACAAGTAAAATGAAATATACCTAGCGAAGAAGGAATCAGACAATACTATGGACTACTTTCCCTACAATGCAAGGAACCAGCCGTTTACCGAACGGGACATCCACCGAATCCTCCACCGCCACGGTCTACCGCACTACCGAGTTGTCAACCCACGGGTCTTCCAAACCGCGATGGTGCACACAACGTATGTTAAACGATCTGATTACACTACCCCCGATGGACGACCGGCGTCTCTTGCTCCGTGTCCATCTGGTGTGATGCCTCTCCAGGATGAAAGTTATGAATGTCTAGAGTTTGAGGGAGACTCGGTGTTAGGTGTTTGTGTGGCCACCTATCTGCGCCGCAAGTATCCAGACAAGAAGCAGGGGTTCTTGACCGATGCTCGGAAAGAGCTGGTCAACAACGAGTGTATTGGTGTTCTTTGCCAAAAGGTAGGGTTGGACGCCTTCTACGTTATTTCGCGTCACAATGAAGAGTCTGTTGCCATCAATGGTCGTCGTAATATCCAGAAACTAGGCGATATCTTTGAAGCCTTTATCGGCGCATTGTGGACAGATTGTGGTAACCGATTCAACATTGTCTATGCATTTGTCACGACGGTTATGGAAGCGTACATTGACGTTCAAGATGCCGTGACCACGATCACAAACTACAAGGATATCTTTCAAAAGTATTGTCAGCGCACGTTTGGGAATACTCCGACCTATACAATGCTGAGCCCTGGACCCGATCCAAAGGAGATCAGGGTCACTGTGATGGTGGGTCAATCAATCCACGGACGCGGAGTGGGTACGACTCGCAAGAAGGCTGAGCAAATGGCGGCCAAGGAGGCACTGGAGAAACTCAACGTCCCCCTAGGGGTCGCAGTGCCTTCTGCGTAATGACCCTGCCGTTCTTTCCACACGTAAACTTCTTTAGCGTCCGCCCCTTCTTCTGCAAAACAGACTTGACACAAATCGCAATCGGTCCTTTTTCATTCTTGACCGTCTTGCGGACCTTCTTGATACAGCTACAGAACCGCCCCGTCAGATTCTTCATTGTGTCAAAGACAGAAGAATATATCCTCGCAAAGAATAAACTAAATGGGCGGTGGTCTTCTTCAGCTCGTTGCATATGGTGCTCAGGATGCCTACATCACTGGAAATCCCCACATCACCTTCTGGAAGGTGCTCTACAAGCGTCATACGAACTTCGCCATGGAGGCGTTTCGCGTGAACTTCACTGGCTCGCCCCAGTATGGACAGCGCGTTGTTGCCGTCATCAACCGCAACGCTGACCTGATGTACAAGACCTACCTGGAGGTGACGCTTCCGGACACAACTGCGGCCACGGGTGGACTCACCACTGACGTTCTCTGGACTGGCGATGCTCAGCGGCGCCTGGGGTATGCGCTTCTCAAGAAGCTCGAGGTGGAGATCGGTGGACAGATCATCGACACCCACTATGGAGAGTGGCTGTACCTGTGGGAGAATCTGACCTCGTCGTATGACAACTCGTGCAAGCTCGATGCGATGGTGGGAGGCACGCTTGGAGGTGCATCGACTACGCTGACCTCGTGCGGAGGTCGTCCGGGCGTTCTGTATATCCCTCTGCAGTTCTGGTTCTGCCGGAACCCGGGTCTGGCGCTGCCCCTGATCGCCCTCCAGTACCACGAGGTGCGCCTGAACATCACGCTGGCCCCCGCGACCGACCTGGTGAGTGGCACGGCTGGTGTGTCTGGATCCGTGTCTGCAGCCGCTTCGAGACTGCCCCAGCTCAAGGACATGGCACTGTACATCGACTACATCTACCTCGATGTGGATGAGCGCCGTCGGTTTGCCCAGCAGTCCCACGAGTATCTGATTGACCAGCTCCAGTATGGTCTCCAGCAGACGCTCACGACGGCCTCTGCCCGCATTGATCTGACCCTCAACCACCCGGTGAAGGAGCTGGTGTGGGTGTTCCAGGACGCCGAGAAGACCGATTGTGGATCCGCAACAACACGCGCAATTGGATACACGCAGCCGTTCGTCTACGACGACATCGTGAATCGCTGCCGCCTGCAGATCAACGGACAGGACCGCTTCGACGAGCGCTATGGCGACTACTTCTGGAAGGTCCAACCGTACCAGCACCACTCGGGCGGTGGTTTCTGGCCGACGCGCCAGCTGGCTAGCGCCGTCTCAGTGACCGGAACCCCGACTAACCTCACGCAGACGGCTGCGCTCACGCTGACCCTCACAACCAGTGCAACACAAGCTTACACCGGTTTCACTGGAACGCTCCTCCCTGGTATGACTCTCACTCAGGGCGCGGTAACTGGAATTATTGCGTCGATTTTTCCGACGAGCACAACAGCTGGTAGCATCGTTCTGACCGCATCGTTTGCGGCTACAGCCGCGGCGGCCACCGCTGCGTTCTCTACAACGCCGGCATCGACTGTGTTTGCGTCTGATGTTGCGATCACCTCCACGGGTTCTGCTACGACGACCTACCAGGTGGCGAACCCGATCAACGTCTATTCCTTCGCGCTTCAGCCCGAGGAACACCAGCCGTCCGGAACCTGTAACTTCTCGCGCATCGACACGACCACGCTCGTGTTTGACAGCTTCAAGACAGGCACCTTCCCGACCAAGAGCCGTCCGTTCAACTTCCGTATCTATGCCGTCAACTACAACATCTTCCGCGTGATGTCTGGTATGGGTGGCCTGGCGTACAGCAACTAAAGTGAGCACACTATACAATGAACGAGCCCGGCCCACCGCCAGAGGCAGACCCGTGTGTCTTCGTTAGACGAGGGGATGAAGACAATCGGGTCTTTGCAGTCGGCGAGAGCGTCTGCGTAAAGAACTACGAAGGTGAACGAACAATGGGAAAAATAGTTGAAGACACTCCACACGATTTCGTCAAGCTGACATTGGACACTGACTTCCCGTCCCGTCTTGCAAGGGGACAGGATAGAGCCGGATTAACTCTTATGCAGCCGAAGGTTTATGTAGGTAAGATGTTGGGGGCAGAAGTTGAGAATCCAGGGGACCTCGAGGGTGGCCGGCGTCGGAAGTCTAAGCGCACCCGTCGGCGTCGTCACCGGAAGCGCAAGACAACTCGTCGTTAAGTATAATGTTGGTGATCGTTGTGGTGTTGATCGTTCTCTTTACAGTTTGGGTCTTGTCCCATCCACAAACGTACTTCAGAAAGGAGTGTCCGACTACACGTTTGTATTCGGAAGGCACCCGCGAAGTCCTAAGGTCTGCTGCAACATTATCGGCGCCGGAAGACCCTTCCCAGGGCATTTTACGTGGTCTCGACCAAGGATATGTCCCATTTCGTGTGAGATGACATACTGACGGTAGCCGTCTAGATCCTGTCCACTCTTTGCAGTTCCATGTCTCCAGCGTTGTTCGTTGATCCGCATCTCTTTGCCACCAAGTTCGGCACAGGACAGCGTAGGATCACATCCTGCCGACTTCAGTCCCTTGAGAGACGATAAGTGGATCACAACTTGAGGGTTAGACTTCACGGCTACAAAATGATAGCCTTGGGATTCCCATCCGTGAGGATCGGCGAGGCAGATGGCCACTTCTTGCGCAAAGTCTTTTAATGAAAAATTGACGTCGGGGTCTACGACCACCGTGTACGTGATACGCACCATTAAAAATGAACACGATTTTATTAACAACTACAAGAGTATGCCTCGTTGCCATCATTGTAGGAAGAAGACCCATCTCGAGTTCAAGTGCTCCTGCTCCACTGAAAAAGTGTTTTGTGTGAAGTGTCGTGCGAGTGAGACGCATTCCTGTGTGGTTGTGTACTCTCAAGTTGAGTTGATCAAGGTTGTCCCTATCAAGGTAGAGAAGATCTAGTCTCCTCCGGGAGGAGAGATCGGCATGAATTCCATGAGCACGTCCATGATTCGGGTCAACCTTGCCGTGGTAATGTTGAACCGCTCCATGACAGATGCGATGACACCCCCGTCTCTCTCAAGGAACTCCACTCTGATCATACTTGCTGTATCGTAGATCTTGGCATACCACGGCTCATGTTCGACATGCGTGATCTCCACCTCCAGTCCGTAGTTGAACTCCGCGTTGGTCTTGATGATTGCGTTACGAATATTGGTCTCCATGTTGGCAATGTAGTCTTCGTAGCAAAAAATCAAATCCATTTTGAATACAAATGAACGTGTTTCTCGAAGCTGTGTTGGTTGGTCTGTTTTTGCTTCCGGTCTTCTGGGTCAGTGAAAAATTTGGATTTTCCAAGTGGATCACTGTTTTTGTTGCCGGTGTACTGTTTCATCTGATCGCAGAGTTTAGCGGCATCAACAAGGCTTATGTCTTGACCAAAGTTTGAGTAAGGTATTCCTTCAACACATCGTAACTCGCTACGCGGACCCCCGCAAAGAATCCAACAAATCGATCAAGATACTGATCGTGTCCAATGCAATACCAGAGTATCCTGACGACCTTCTCCATCGGAATGTCGTATGGAGCCTCGGGCACCCAGCTGTGCGTCGGATACCACGAACTGAAGACTTGCCGCGACGGGCAGTCATAGGGGACGCATACGTCAAACGCCTCTCGCAATGTCTGGATACTGATCATTCGTTGGGGAAGTTGTTCAAGAGTAACGTCCATTCTACTGTCTAGTCCACTAGGACCAACCGTTTCCATTTTAGGGGTTGAGGTCTCGCATCTCTGTCTTCTTTGCCAGGATGTGCATAACGTGGTCTCGCAGTCTGTTTCCCAGTGAAGGTGGCGGTTCCTTGTACGGCGGGAGGTTGTTGTAGAAGCACCGATTCCGGAAATCGTATGCAATCATGTCTTCAAGTGTTGCCCCGTTTGGTCCGTAGCTCCAGCAGATCTTGTTCCCCTTCCGTCCAAATCCATACGGGGGTGGGCAGCTGCAGTAACATCCTCTACACTGCATACGCTCAGGGGGTCCATACTGAAGTTCACGAAGAGAAAGGAGAGTCATTTTGTCGTCCGCCCACATCCCTTCTTGTTTTGCTCAGACAAATCCGTTTTTGACGCCTGACTAAAAATGAATATAAAAATCATTAGAGTACTCATGAGTTCAATGGACATTCAAATTGGAGACTGTGTTACCCTGATGAATACGATGGACGAGAAGACAGTTGATCTGATCGTCACGTCTCCACCTTATTTCCAACAGCGCGACTACGAAGCAGAGGGACAAATCGGCCGCGAAACTACGGTTGAGGACTATGTTGCGACGATGGTTGTCTGGGCAAATGCATGCAAGCGCGTCCTTAAGGACACAGGTAGCTTGTTCTTGAACATCGGTGACAAGTATGAGAACAAGGGGCTTCTCATGATTCCAGAGCGACTGACGATTGCCATGTTGAGCAATGGGTGGGTGCTTCGCAATAAGATTGTGTGGTACAAGCCGAACCACATGCCGTCGTCTGTGAAGGATAGGTTCTGTGCAACATGGGAGCCAGTGTACTTCTTCACCAAGGATTCTGGAAAGTATTACAACTATCCGTATCATTGCAATTTGGATGTTCTTCGTGAAGCACCGACCACAGAGTCTAAGATTCCGTTTCCGCGTACTCTCAGTCTAGAGGAGTATCCAGACTGGACAGAGCGGATTACAGAGTTCAACGCCAACAAGGTCTCAAAGGGAAAGTTCAAGAACGCTGGCGTCAACAAGGGTGCAAGTCCAGGTGCCCGTCAGCAGACAGATGTTGTGTATTCCCGTATGCGAAAACACGACATGTCTGAGGAGAAGAACTTGGAGGTACATGGATATCTCAAGGAATGTGCAAAGGCGAAGAAGCAGTCTGCAAAGAAGCTGGACGAGACCTATGGCTATAAGTCAAAAGCAGGACACTGGCTTCGTCTTGATCATGGTCGTTCATTGCCTGACGTAGAGGACTATCGCAGACTCAAGGGCATTCTTGAACTGGATGACCGCTACGACGCAGAGATGTTGGAGGAGCACTATGTCTTGCAATCCGTCCAGAACAATCCCAAGGGAAAGACCCCTGAGGACTTGTGGTCGATTCCACTCACACATGAAAAAGGTATTGATCACTTTGCGATGTTCCCTCTAGAACTTCCAAAGCGAATTATTCAGGTTGCGTGTCCACCTGGCGGACTGGTGTTGGATCCTTTCGCAGGATCAGGGACTACGGGGTTGGCAGCTCAGCAACTTGGTGTTCGGTGTTGTCTGATGGAGTTGAATCCTGAATTTGTGGAGCTGATTCGGAGGCGAACCGGTGAACACTGTAAAGATCAGGGTTCGTAATCACAAATCGAAGCTCGGTGTCCTTCTGCTTTCCAGCAATTGCATAGACATGGTTCTCATGTGGGAACTCTGCGATTCCAACTGACGTTGCAAAGTACCCTTCCTCTTCACTGAAGGACCACTTGAGGAACGAGACCATGGTAAACACGGGCTTCCCATCAATCTCGCGTAGCTGCTTTCCGACGACAGGGTTTTCAAGAGGCACGAGTTCACTACGAGCCTTGTTCAGGATGTGAGTGAATGTGCGCGTGTGCTGTGCGATTCCCAGATGAATCTGAATCCCACTGAATCCTAGCTGATTTTTCTTGTTCCACTCGTAGAACTCAAAGTCACGATCATTGTCAAGACATCCCTTGGCATCAAGCTGAAGAATGAACTCATCTGTCTCGATGTGTGTGTCCGACCGATGATCCGTCACTGACACCCAGTATTCAATGTCCATCTCGCGAAGTGTTGACGTGGTCGCCTCGTGCACAAGCGACTGAAAGTTCGCATTGATGGGTTGGTCTTGCGTCCTCTCAGATCGAACATACCTACGAAACCGCTTGTTGGCGTTGGGGATCAAGTTCGACGTGACTGCATGAACAAGCTTGTTGAGAAAGACCTTGCGAAATGCCTGTATCTTATCTGTTGTTGTATTCGACATCCTGGGGCTCTTATTTCTTTGGTCTGAACGTTTCCGTTTTGGACGGACCGCAAGGTAAAGAGTTTTTGTTGTTTACGCTCGCGACACACTGTAGGTCCAGCGAAGGAACAACCTCGAAACATACCTCGCCGAAATTCGGCAAAAACGGATAAGATTTAAACATACTGAATATAGTATATACAAGATGCCTACCTATGTATGTTCCAAGTGTGCGCGCGAGTTCAAGCGAAAGAGTGGTTATGACGACCATATTGCCAAGAAGAATGACTGTTCTCAAGTGACAGCACTCAATCAGGTGATTGAGAATAAAGTTCAGGCGGCTGTTCGGGCAATGAACCCCCTCGCCGAGATTGTTCTTCCAGATGACAAGGCCCAACAGGAAGCTGTTCTACAAAAGTTCTTTGATGACCTCCATAATTTGCTCTGGAGTCGTGCCGGTCTCAGTCCTGAGAAAGCACTCGAGCACATGACATTCTTCTTCGCATATCGCCTCATTGAAACACAGGCGGATGGTCTAGATCTGCCCCAACCGTGTAGGTGGTCGTACCTTGCCATTCAGAAAGATGAGGACGCGGCATACGAGATCATGAAAGAGGGATGTCGAGGATTTCAGTTGAATATGACCACAAAACCCTTCTTCAAGAAACCAGAGATTGATAAGGTGGATGTTATCTTTGAATTGATTCGGCAAATCAATCGCATCCCGCTTAGGGCATTGTGCGATACGGATACTCTTGGTAGTATATTCGAATATATGCTTGGTCGGGGGATGAGCACAATGTCAGATGAAGGACAGTACTTCACAAATCGTATCATTTGTCGCCTTGCGTTCAAGCTCGCGTATGACATTAAGAAGACACTTCGTCGTCCAGATGGATCTCTCTGTACGTTTGCAGACTGGTTCTGCGGAACCGGTGGGTTCCCTGCAGAATATATCCGTGGTGTAAATGCACATCTGCCGGACGTAGATTGGAAGAAGGAATCCGGAGCAGTGTTCTGTCAGGACATGAATCTCAGTAGTGTTACGACTACGCTTCTGAATATGCTCATTCTGACAGGAATTCCATTTAGCGGGGACAATATTCGCGGATCTAACTCATTCTTGGCACCGATTACGCGGGGTATTAACGCTCCGTTCCCAGACCTTGCAGTTGACTATTGCTTTATGAACCCACCTTATGGTGGAGACAAGAGCAAAGGAAAGGAGTACAAGTTTGCATATGCAAAGAAGATCAAGGGCGAAGATGGGCGTATCAGTAAGAAGTATCTCGTGAATGAGGATATTCAGAGCATCGGCGTAGAAGATGACGACAAAGTATCCGCCGGCGTTCAATTGGCAATGGCAACGATGTCACCCAATGGCGGAATCTGTTGCATCGTCCTCCCCCAGGGGTTCTTCTTCGGTGTAACTAAGAAGTGCGTAGACCTGAGAAAGAAGCTCGCAACTGAGTACAAGATTCACTACGTAGTGGATATTGCATCAGGATCGTTCATCAACACCGGTACGAAGACATCCATGTTAGTATTTCAGAAGGGCGTTGGTCCGACTGAGAATGTGTCGTTCATTGGTCTCGATGAGAAACCAATCGTAGAAGCCAGTCTCGCAGATATGTCGGCAAAAAACTACACGCTCAACTACAAGCAATACCTTCCACAAGACGCAGTGGAAGTAGATGGTGTTGAAATGGTAAAGTTGGGAACAGTCGTGTCATTCAACGTAGCGCGATCTGGACGGGATAAGCCCGCATATCACTACATTGATATTGCTAGTGTTGAGCGCGGACATCTCAAGCTCGGAGATGAAATTAAGAAAGGCGACCTTCCCGGACGCGCACAGTATAGTGTAAAGGTAGGCGATATCCTTCTCGGAACAGTTCGTCCAAATCTTGAACATTACCTGTTGATGACAGATGAAAACATTCGAGATGATTTGGTCGTATCTAACGGATTCGCGGTGATGACATGTGATCAGCAGAAGGTTGTTCCTAGTTATCTATATTACATTGTGACGCTTCCTTCGACGACGGCATATCTAAGCGAGCGCGCAACCGGAACCACATATCCTGTTGTAAACGAAGTAATCATTGGGGATCTCGACATTCCCCTTCCATCGCTTCAGCGCCAGCAGGAGATCGTCCGTTCTATCGACATGTGGTCTAGGTCTGCGGCGCAAGAGGAAGTTCTAGTAAAGCAGCTGGAAGAACAGATGATGTTCGAGGTGAAAGAGACAGGTCGCGGACATGAGCGCATGAAACTTAAGGACGTATGTACGTTTCAGCGCGGAACACCCCTTGCTAAGAAGGACTTCGTTATTGGAGACATTCCGGTCATTGGTGGCGGAACCAAGCCAGTTGGATTTCATAACGTCTATAACATGGATCCTTATAGTATCCTAATCTCACAGTCTGGTACCGCTGGACACGTTTCTAGATACTCTACGCGGATCTGGGCATCAGACTGCTTCTCCTTGAACGCCAAAGAGAACGTCTTATCAGACTATCTATACTATTCTGTCTTACAGCTTCAAGAGGACATCAATTTCAGGAAGGAGGGAACCGCGCAGCCGCATGTTTACCCTAGCACGATTGATAGTCTCGAGATACATCTCCCGCCTCTTGATATCCAGCGACGCTTACAGTCTGACTTTACAGAGATTCGCCACAAACATGTAAAAATTGCAGAATATAAGGCAAAGACCCTGCAGGCAATTAAGCGGCTGATTCCAGGTGCATAGCACTACCAAACTATCTCGTCTGGTCTACCCATTTCGTCGTTCCAGTTCTTTGTGAAATTCAAGTACATATGCCTTGGATTTTTTGGCAGATCGGGTCCATCATATAACTCATATTGGTGTCGGGACACCAACCCCTTTTCTTTACATACTCGTACCCATTCCTCCTTTGTAGGAGGAAACCTGCTAGTATCCACTCCAAGAAAGTGATACCAGCCCCGCCATTCGCGACTGAAAGTATTTTTCGGATCCCTAACAGTTGTGTTCGGATGATCCATGTATTCCTCGCTCGACGTCAGACCGGCTCGCCGATTCTTCTCCCTGACAACATCAAATGTCGGAATGGGCGGAGGAATCACGCGATCCGGTCTCGGCTCCACAGATGCTGTGAAGACTCCATCAAACTCTTCCCGAATACTTTCAAACACCTCCCGAGCGATCTCCGGAGTTGTATAGAACCACTCGGTCCCGAGCTCCTTATGTCCTTGAGAACAGTGACGACCCATAGACTTTAAAATGTCATGAGCGCGATCCTCTGCAGCTCGCATGTTGTTGACGCGCATACCGAAGACAAACCTGTAAGGTTTCGGCAGGCGATACCCCGTATTATTCCCATTGTTGTATTCGTCGAGTCGGCGGGGCAAATTGTCCGTCTTCCCAACCTTGCACAGTCGGTGCGGGGTTCCAATGCCTTCGTCATTGGGAATTCCATCATCATCGAACCACCAAACTTGCATATTCTGAGAGAGATAGATGAATTGAGATTTGTCCGACATTCCGAGATACATCTCAATAGCTAGAATGGGAACGTTTCCGTTTTGGACGGACCGCGGGGATCCGAATGTAAAAAGGGTTTTTGTTTTTTGTGTGTTGTGTTGTGTGTTGTGTCTACTCCGAATCCGAGTCGTTGAGTGCCGAGAATCCCCGGGGGG